GAGGTGGAGTTTTAGGTTACAAAGCTCCAAAAATGCCAACAACAGTTTCCGAATTTTCTTTAATGCCGGAACCGAGAGCAATGTCGGTAACAACACCAGCATCAGCACCAGCACCGACACCAATGCCAACGGCTACAAAAAAATCTTATGATTTTTTCTCTAGGCCTAACTTAGGGGGTCCTGGTTTTGGTGCAAAAGATATCGAAGCTGCAAAATCAGAAGGATACAGCACAGATGAAATTAAAAATTTCTTAATACAAAATCAACAATTTTTTGGCCCTGGTCGTTTAAATCTTGCAGAAGATATTCAAAAAGAATTAAATTTACCTTATTCTTTTGTTAATCCGCAAGTACAAGCAGATGTTTTAGCTGGAAAATACGGAACAACGCCTGGTTTAAATTTAGTTCCACAAGCAGCCCCAGCTCCGTCACCAACTCCAAAGTTTGAAAACCCATTACAAACTCAAGAATTTGTAAATGCACCTTCTACTCCAGCAACCAAAACCGGAATTTCAACTAAATATGGCATAAGTGGTGAATATTTTGGAGGTGAAGACCTAGAAGCTGCCAGAGAAGCAGGTTACTCTGACAGAGAAATTAAAGAATTTTTAGATAAAAATATATCAGGTTTACTCCGCGAAGGTAACCTTCCTGGACGTGGTGGTGTTTACGATCAGCTACGGATCTGAAATAAGAAATAAATAAGCTTTAGACTGCTACCAACAGCTAAGCCTACAGTGAACAAAATTATAAAAATGTTAAAAAGTCGAATAAGGGTATGGCGTAAGCTATACCCTTTTTTATTTGCTTCTGAATTTGAAGTCAACATGATTTTGCAACCTAAATACTTTGAGCCTAATGATGTCTATTAATTACTCATTAATTGTTGAAAAAAATAATAAACAATTACAACTTGCACTAACAGCCAATGATGGTCTCCACGCCAATGCACAGGCTATTGATATAGCTCGCGCATTTAAAAGTGACGCTTTTACATTACGTAATGAACAAACAAATATATGCTATCTAAGTAAACTGTTTAAAAAACTTGCTTACAATGAATTTAATTATAAAAACTGCGAAATTTGGAATAAATCATTTTGCAATAATACTCCAGTTATTTACGTGCTAGGTACGAAATTTTATGTGAGACCTTTAATTTTAAATTATTTAGACATCCCAAGCGACACTTATGTGCGACCAAGTTGTCATAAAAAAAATTGCGTGAACCCATTTCACAATACGTATAAAAATGAAAAAGCTTCAAAACTCACTAGCGCAGATAGGCAATTGGCGCTAGTCTTTGCTGGCCAAGGCGTGCCCGTAAAGGAAATTGCTAAGGCTTTTAAAGTTCACCGCTCAACAATTTACCGACTTATCCACGTATGAACATTTTTCTATTAGGTCTTCGAGTAAAGGACGAAGCCACCCAGGAAGAAGGAGTATTTAACCTAGTTGCGGAGGCACTACCTTCAACAGACAAAAAAGTTTTAACCAAAGTTTCATTGAAACAAAAAAGCGATCATTATGTAGGCAAAGTTTTATCAAACCTTAAAAAAGACGAAATATTTCTTGCAATAGGTCCCACGAAATCTGATCCAGATGGTTTGTTAAAAATGCAACCAATGTTGGTTGTCAATAACAACAATTGGAACGATCTTTTAGCAATCAATTTATTTATTGCCACGGGGGGTCTAGGTCCTAAAACAGATGAAGCTCAACTTGGAGATAGCACTGTTACTAACCGATCTCTTGCCTGGCAAGACGAAAACCAAGAAACAAATTGGATGAAAGTTTCTTGTTGGAATGAATTGTCTGGACAACTTGCGGAATTACCTGCAGGAACACCGACAATTGCTGTTGGACGAGTAAGTACCTCAGAAAAAGACGATCGTATTTTTCTGAACTATGGTGTTGACAAGATTCTGTATCTACCACGGAATCAAAAAGCAGCTCCTAAAAAAGCTGCTGATCCTGAAAAAGGATTGGTTTCAACTGCTGCATTAGGTTCTCTCGACTTTTCGCTGTAACTAATCATGGTTTTTATCGCTGGCAAATTTTCGGCTGATGAGATTCTCTGCCAAATCCCACCGCATACACTCCGAATCGATCTTCAAGCACGTCGTTGGAAATCCGATACTGACCCTGAAGCGGCCATTGTTGACAGTAACGACAACGGAATACCAATTGAATTCATCTTACTTGGTTTTACACCATACTTCGGTAATCTCGGTATGCGCTCGCATGAAGAGTTTATTCGAATTAGTTATATCGGTGTCTCACCTAATCATCGTCTACTTCCTCCTAGATGCGTCTGCACAAGTATCATCAGTGGTAAATCAAGTCAAAAGAACTTTATTACATACTTCCAAACGCTCTATAACAATCGTATCAACGTCGGTGAGGTAATTACCAGTACCCGATTTGTTCAGAAATCTTTTAATGAACGAGATCCTATGACAGGTGCTGATGGCGCCAAAATTAATTACAACGCACTTGAGTTCAAAGATCGCCCAGCTCAGAGTGACGAAGAAAAAAAGCTCATTGAAGATGTTGCAACGTGGCTTGAAAGTGATGGAGGAGAGCTGGTATCAGCTGCACTTCGTTCTTCTATCCCCGGTGCGAATTTGGTTGAGTTACCTCTGGGCGAAGATCACACGACCATCAAAGGGGCATTCGTAGAGGCTAACCCCAAACGCCTAGAAGCTGGATTCGAAGCATCCGTACAGACGCTTCCACCAGCGGCTGCGGAGCCCAGCAAGAAAAAAAATGAAGCCTCAGCACCACCTTCGGCAAAAAAAGCCGCTGTTGATCGAGAACTTACTGAGGAACAAAAAGCAGCACTCAAAGCTGCGGGTTTGGATTTCTAGTCTCAAAAATGTTTTAACGCCTCCCACTACGGGAGGCATTTTTTTTTTTACATATCTAGCAGTTCGGAGTAATTTGGAAGATCAACATGATTGTCTGCACACCAAGTACATATATTACTAAGAAGTTTTCCCCTAACTAAATAATTAGCAAAAATTAAACTTAGTATTGAATTACGCGACTCATCGTCTAAACTCTTAAACCCGTCTAAAAATAATTTATGTTTAAGATCTAGCTCCAAACCCATAAAAGATTTAAGTTTTTCGGTCAGTTCTTCTGAAGTCATGTCGTTTTACCAAGTCCCAAAGTTCATTTTTAATCCGGTAGCAAAATCTAAATTGTGCTCTGGGACTATTTTACTTCCGGCAGATTTTGAAGGTCAGCTTTATGAACAAGTAAAAGATGGCAACTCTAGTGACATAATCTTAAATAATGATGAGCACAATATTCAAAGTGTTGAATGGTGGGAGTCGTATAAAAACAAAGTTGACTGGGTAATTGCAATCACTCAGGGGCTAAAAGAACACACACCGTGGATTACTGAATATGGCTTACAGATTGCTAACAAAGGAATTTGTATCCTTGATCGACTCACTTTTCTTGAACCCACGCGAGGTCGTGAAGCGTTTCTTAAGAATGCATCGTTAGTAAATATGAAGATTTTAAGCCCAAGGCCAGCATTTCGTGCTGACGGTAATCAACTAAAAGATTCTGTGACTTCAGCGTGGTTCTTTTTTCAAAAAACAGGTGAAGCAGTGCCTAGTACAGTCATCGATTACGAAGTAAGCTGGCTGCGCCCTAAAGTTTTTGTAAAATGAGTGTCAAGCTTATTCAAACTCTCAATCAACTTGTTGAGTTACAAAAAGAACAAAGTTTAAAGTTAGATAAAATTACTGCTATATTAATAAGCACTCAATTATTAACTGAGTGCGTCGATCATGATGGTCAACCTAGAGACTCAGAAGAATGTGCAGCCATTACACTTGAAGGCTATTCAGCAGCACTGTGTTTAATGAGCGAACTTGAGCAACGTAATAAACAATATCAGTATCAAAAACGAGAATTTTTTATAAGCGATGAAGACGATGAGAGCATTGGAGAAATCTCTGATTCGTTCTAAAATTAGATAAATTGACACTATTATCTTGTCTGAAACTCGCGTAACATTAAATGGTTTAAGGCATTACATTTGTAATGGTATTCCTGTTCCTTTACCATCTGTAACTTCTATTCTCAGCGCAACTCAGACTGAACAGACTCGAAAAAAATTAGCGCACTGGAATTTAATGAATCCAGGAGCAGCAGACCAAGCTGCGGAAAGAGGATCGTGGATTCACAATGGCGTAGAAAATTACTTAAAAGGAATTCGAACAGTTCCACCTGAAAAATATAAACTTTATTGGGACGGGATACCTGAACTATTAGACGATCTCCTTAAAGGAGGGCGTGTGTTGTGGTCAGAAAAACCGTTTAATCAACCTAAATGGTCAGAATATGTAGGAGATGATGGTGTAGGAAGAATACATTATTATGACGAAAAAACAGGCTATGGGTATGCAGGATGCTGTGATTTAATTTATATAAATCAAAACGCTCAAATAGTTTTAGCTGACTTCAAAACAAGCAACGGACCATATGCAGCCAGATTCCCCAAAAAAGATTTAGACATTGATGAAAAAACAAGAAAAGCTTTAATATCTGGTGTTTTTAAAGTAAAAAAGACTCGACTTCAGTTAGCTGCTTACAAAGCTGCTGCCGAAAATTGCTTGGGTATTAAAATAGATAAAACACAAATTATCGTTACCACGGCAATCAAAGAATTTAATACTCAAATTTTTACGTTTGAGTCGGACGAAATAGAAAAAGACGAAGAAAGTTGGTTCGAAGTAGT